AATCCACCTGTTTCATTTGCCATAGTTGGTCTCCTTTACGTTTATCCTCCTAAGTGAGAATAAACTGGTTGATATTAATTCGCTGGTTTAGGAATTACTAAATAATTAGCTTTTCTTTGTACCACCGAAGGTTACACGAGTCTGCCTTTCATTATTGATTGGCATACTAGGGTGTTGTTCCTTCATAAGATCGTTGTTTATTGCTTCTTCTTTGGCTTCGTTCTGTTTATTAAAATAATCTTCACGAGCCTTCGCGATCTCTTCTGGTATCCTTGCCAACACAAGGCCTCCCACTCCGATCATTCCTGCGTATTTACCTTCGTTTAAGACTGGATATTTAGAGTCAGGATATTCATCTCCTCTTACGAGGTCCCAGCCAGATCGCTGCATAGCAGCCATATTACTGGTATCTTGAAATCCCATTGACTCTGCTCTTATCCATCTGTGCCTAAAACCTTCTGGCGCAGGGGGTGCATCGAGTGATGAGGGTGGAGTCCATACAACTTTTCGAGCTTCTTGCTCTCTAGTCTGACTCGCACGTGAAGTTTTTACTTTTTCATTTTCCATATGCTTATACTCCTTCCGTGATTTTTAATTGTTTTGCATAATCTTCAAGTGGCACACCTAATCTTTTAGCAATTGCTACCTGTGAAGGTGTGAGTTTAACAGTTTTTCTGCGTCCTGGATTAGCTGAACGTTTTGCTGATGCTACAGTCTGGGCAGGTTTTGCCTTTTCTGTAGTATTTGATTCCATCTTATCAAATTTCTGCGGGAATTCAAGTCTTATTCTTTTATCAACTTCCGCATAATATTCGTCGGATTTTGGATCAAAACCTTCTTCTTCTACTAGCTTCTTATGTATATCAAAAGCCGTATAAGTCATTGCAGAATTGTTACCAAACCACGTATTCTTAGCTGCCCAGTCCTCTGCTCGAGGGTCTGGAGTAATATTAGCTCTCTGTTGTTGAGGCGTAATATTAACTTCTTTCTTAGGTTTAGATTCATTCGCAACTTTCATCGCATTCAGTCTTGCTGAGTCCATAGTCAAATTTGCAATTTGTTCTTGGGCCGCAATCTGTCCATCAACGTTTTGAGATTCAATAGCAGTTTTAAGAGCTTGTTTGGCTGCTGCCATACTATTCTTAACTCTACCTTCAAATTCAGAAACGTAAGATTTATCCAATTTAGAAAATCTATTTTCTAAATCTTCTTTATCTTTTTTTGCCGCTTGTGCGAAAGCAACAGCTTCTTCACGTTGACGCTCTGCTTCTCGCATTTTTCGAGTTAATTTAGAAATACGCTTTTGAACACCTTTGCTGTATTCTTCTAACTCATCTGATTTCTTCTCTTCCTTTTTATCTTCCTTCTCATCAACTTTCTTTTCCGGAGCAGATTCCACCTGTTCCACTTCGATTTTTTCTTCTTTCGGTGCTTCAGTTTTTTCTGGTTCTCCCTTTTCATCTAATTTAATTTCAGCGCCTTCTTCTTCGCCTACGTCAATCAGATTTTCTTTTTTTGCTTCTTCAGCTGGCATAGTTTTCTCCTATTCTATGTTATGTGATGTAGAACTGATTCGGGATTTTTAATTGTCCCTAACACTTCATCATCGTTTAGTATTCGCACTTCTCCACCTTCTATTGGTAATCTTGAACCCGCATAACGAGCAAAGATTACCCAATCTCCTTTTTTACACCACGGTTCTTTAAATTTTTCTTTATCTACATAAGCTAAAGGACCCATTTTTAAAACGTAGCCACACGTGGTTGCAATTCTTGCTTTGTCTAAAGTCTCTTGTGAATAAATAAGTCCACCTTTACTTTTACTAGGTGGTGTAAATGGTAAAACTAAAAGTCTCCAACCTGAAGGATTTGGTAATTCTTCAACAGTGTCAGTTCCAATATTGTCGGGATTTAAAGGTTCTTTTTCTTCTGATGCTTCTTTTTGATATTTTTCTTCGAGGGCGTTTTTATGTTTTGGTACCTCGGTTTTTAATGTCGACGATGTTTCCGCCTGTTTCATTTTGCTCCTTCTGTTTAAGCAGGTTAGAGATTTCCTGTAACGTTAATTGTATGGCGTGAGCCTGTCCTAGTAAATACTTGTATTTTTCGTGATTGTCAACCCCTGTACCACTAATCATAGAGTCGCCAATAGTTTGAAGATTTTCTTTAAGTCTCTTCTGTACCTTATTTATTAAAACGAGTTCATCCATTTATATTAATCGGACGTTTTTATGTGTACCATCGTCCAATCCTCTTACTACACCGCCTTTTTTGTATCCCACCATTCCACCTTTTTTTAAAGGTGCATCCATTCCACCACCTGTTAATTTTTGCATATACTTAGATGCAAAATCAATTCCTTCATCTAAAGCTTGAGATAAATCTTTTACTTCTTCTACCGCTAAATCTTTTTTATTTTTAAGGGTAACGCCTATATCAGCAAGTTTTTGCTGAAGCACTTGAAAGGCTTCATCACTACCTTGTTTAGCTCTAGCTAAGATAGTTCCTAATTCTTTATAAGAAGACCCTGTACCAGGACCTCCGCCAATACTTCTAAAAAGTTTGGCAATTCCCTGTCTAATTAAAGGGTTCATTATCTTTTGGCTATTCCGCCGCCTCTTGTAGCTTTACCCATAGACTTAACGTGACCGCCTTTTCCGTAAGCCATTCCTTTGCCTCTTTTAGCAATTCCGCCGCCTTTACGTCTAAGCTCACCAACGATTCTTCTTTTTTCAGCTGCAAGATTTCTTGCGCCTTTTCCTGTGTGTGCTCTTTCAGCGTCAACTCTGCCAAGTTCTTCAAGTCTATTCATTCTTCTTGTGTTTGCCATTTTTATCCTTTTCTTTTTTTAGCCATTTTTTTAAAAGTTTTAGCTAAGTTATATCTTTTGGATCCTGGAGGACAAGACTTGCTACCGAATTTTTTTCCAGTACAAGGTTTATCCTTACGCATATTTTTGGTAGCCTTTTGGATCCATCTACCATCTTTAGCTCCTACACGTCCACCTGCTGCATATTTTGATACTGCAGTTTTCATCGGATGTGCCGAAGTTGAATCGTAAAAAGTCGGAGCCATAATTATCTATTTATCTTACCAGATTTTTTAGCTGCGCTTCCCCATTTTCCATAAGATTCATCTCTACTAGCTTTTAACTGCGCTGCAGTTCTAGGCTTTCTGATTCTCATAGCAATGGACTCGTCTTTACGATCTTTGTATCCCTGTTTCTTCATAGAAGAACCAGCTTCCCCATAAGGGAATCTTACATTTGATCTTACGCCGTTTTGTCTCATAGTTTTTCCTTATATGTAGTACTTAGTTTTTTTCCTACGATTTTTCATTACTTTACCACATCCCTTTGCAATTGCAACACGAACAGGTCCACCATCTTTATATTCTTTTTCCCACCTTTTTGCAATCTTTGGTAAATTAGCGTGCATATAACGTCTTTGCTTTTCTGACTTGAAAGGCATTATTTTTTACCTGCTCCACCATTCCTAAAGATTTGTGTACCCTTAATACCAAAAATACTCGCTACAACCAAAATCCAGAGGTTGGTAAACCAACTCGGGAGTGACTGGAAGTACTCAAAAAAGAGTTTTACTTTTTCCATAGCTGCCGGATCGTCCGACATCACTGCCCACATAAGCACCACGATGGGCGCCGAAATAATCACGAGGACAAATTCGTCCTTGTAGTCATTTTGACGGGCTTCTAAAAGTTTGCCCTGGTAAGCTTCCTCACCACGAGCTTGTCGCTCGGCGTGTAAAAGCTGTGCATCAGACATAGCCACTTTTGCTCTTTGTCTATTAGAATAGATTTTAGCTCCTGCTTGAAGAGCCATTTTTGCTAGACCAAACCAGGCCATACTAGTACCACTTAGCTTTAACTGGTTTTTTATCAGCTCTCATACGCTTTGTGCCACGTACAGTAACTGTTTGAGTTTCAGTAGGGTTAGGAGCTTCCATTTTTACTCCCCCTGTTTGATATCCGTCTTTACCTACACCTAATTCTTTCGTAATTTTAGGTGCATCGACATATCCTGATCCTCTTTGCCAATCTTTACTCATATTATCTCCTTATGGGTTAGTTATACTTACTTTTTCTTAAAATTTCTACCAAAATCGTGTCTTTTACTCTTATCAGCCATTTCTTGCTTCGCTAAAGACACATCTGCACGTAAATAAGCTAATTCTTCGTTCTGTTCTAGCTTTTCATCGTGTTGTTGATCGTTCATCATCGCTTTCATCGTATCTAAGTTGATTCTTTCGTCATCATATTCTTTTTTACGCTCATTATCCATTGCTCTTAAGTCTAATTCTCTTGATTTAAGTTTCATTAATGGATCTCCACCAAAACTACCTGTAATTTTGTTTTCTTCTTTAGCATAATCAGCTGTCATTTCAGCAATTAACACTGCTTTTCTTGCTTCAATCTGATTTGTGATGGTTTGAATCCGTTGTGCACCTGGATGTTGTTGTGCCATTTGTGGATTTTGTTGCATCATAGGTCCAATTTGTTGTTGAAGTTGTTGTAATTCTCTTAATTCTTCAATGAACTCTAATTGAACTTGTTCTTGTGCCATAAAAGAAATGTGTTCTAGAATATTTTTTTGTATGGCAGCCATTACTAATGGATTATTTTGTACCATATTTAAACTCATAAAGTTTAAGTGTGCATCAATGTGTGCTTTATGGTCTTGACCTGGAAAAGCTTGAAAAGGTTTATTAGACATTGCCACAATATGTTCTAAAGCTGGGTCCATTGGTATTGGTTTTGCTGGAGGAGGTAAAATCGCATTAATATTTTTAACACCAACGGCTTCATACATTGAACGATACGCTTGATATAAGTTATGAATTTGTGGATTCGAAGATGCGAGTTGTAATTGCATCTGTGCCATAGAAATTCTTTGTGTTTGAGAAAAGATATTTGGATCCGCTACGGGAATAATATCTATTCTGTCATCAAAATCTGTTTGTTTAATTTCACGTCTAGCGTTCGGTACATCATAAGGATAAACCGGTGGTAAGTATGTTTTAAATACTTCTGCTAATAATTTAAATTCTTGTTTTAAGCCAACGTATAATCTTTTGTGAATAGCTGACATAACCCGCGATCCACGTTCCAATAGCGCCACAGTGGTACCCACGGCTGCTTGTTGGTTCATATCGCCTACTTGATTGTCTGCGATAGCCGCGAAACGTTGACCTGCGCCAACCACAATACCCATTAATTGTAAAAGAGTCGCTGATGGTTCCTTATAAGGAAGTTGCATAAACGAATCTCGGATATTGCCTCCCGGAGCGTCGACATCTCTAAACTCACCAGGTTGTAATGGTTGAGCATCATCTCTAACTCTAATACCTCTAGTCTTAAATCCAGCTGGTAAATTAGCTAATGTTCCTGCATCTAAAAGTTGTCTTAATGCAGAAGTCGCTGTTCTTGATAATCCACCAATCATATGGATTAAACCAAAACCATAAAAACCTAATCCTGGTAAAAATTTAAAGTGAACAAAAAATTCTTTTTTCTTTTTTAATGGATCATTTAATTTAAAGTTTCTTCTAATTGCTAAAATTTTAAAAGTCGATTCATCAATAGTTACAATGTAAGGTAATTTAATTCCTGTCGGTTCGCCATCTTCTTGACTTTTATCTTCATAACCTTCTAAATCTAAATTAACGTGGCATTCAATTAAAGTATAAATGTCATCTTGTTTATCTTTTGTAATTCCTTCTAATTCGTGTTCTTTTTTAGTAACTTCATTTTCTGTAATAGGAGGTTTTCCTAATTCGATATCTCTATAAAAACCACCCACTTGTTGTTTTCTTAAATCATTTTCAGAAATTTTAATAACGTGCATTACCGCTTCTGCATCTTCTAAAGAAGTTGCAGAATAAGGTACGACCAAATCGTCTGAGGGAACGAATTTGGAAACGGCCCTACCTAGAAGATCATCATAGTAGACTTTCTTAAATGTAGAGCCGGCGAGGGGTAAATAGAAAAGCATCTGGTCAAATTCAGGTTCGTATTCCTTCATTTGATCCATTATCTGCCAATTCATAAAATCTTTTACACGATGAGCTTGATCTTGTTTTGCTTCATCAATGTTTCCTAAAATCTGTGCTCTGACTGGACCGTCAGCGGGTAATAATTCTTTATAAGCGGTTGCTTGAAATTGTGTAACGGCTTCTGCTAAAACTGGGTGAGTAACGCCTGATGCGCCTCTGAAAGGTTCGGTTCTTCTTTCGTATTTAAAACCTAATAAATCTAAACCTTCTCTATAACTATCTTCCCAATCTTTTCTTGAATTTTTATAATCTCTATAATCATCAACAAGTTTAGCTCCTAATGGATCTAAAACTTGATCATCTAAAAATTCTGCTAAGTTTGCATAGTGATCTTCACCACCTTCAGGAACGGCAGCCGAAGGATCAAAGGAAACTTCTGCGCCTCCTTCTTCGGTCATCTCTATTTCAACTGGTTTTCCTTCAGCGTCAACTTCTTTAATATTCTCTTGAATCGCTTCTTCTATCTCTGCTTCGCCTGGAATTTCAACAGTCGTTTTTTGATTGGGTAATGCTTTATCTATCTTATCGGCCATTTTACCATTCTATATACTATTTTTGATTAATTCAACACCTGAAAACACATTACCTCTATACAGGAGTATTGTCAATTTCTTCCTTGTTGAATAGATCATATACAAATCCCTCTTTATCTTGATATTTTTTATATTGGTCATAAGCAGTTAAACCACCACTTATAATTAATCCCGGTAAACCTAAAAATCTAGTTGCTCCTCGAATCATCCCTGGACTCATCCCTAATCTCATCACAGACGCCATCTTACCTGATTTATCAGCTACTCCTGCAGCTTTGGTTAAAGGTTCCATAGTTGCTAGTCCTAACCAATTCAAAGGATCTTTTGCAATTTCTGCTGAATCTCTTCCTTCTTGAATTTGTTTACCAATAAAATAAGTATCGAGTGCAGCAGTGGGTAATGGTAATCCTAAATGAGCTAAAGCTCGTCCTGTTTTTCTTAACATTCCAGGTTTAGCTGTTCCAGCTTTAACGGGCATTGGATTATCAGCAGCCCAAGTTTTAAGTTCTCCTTGTGAAACAACGTCATCAGTTCCTGAATTAACAAATGCACCTAATGTGTCATCGTATTTAATCGATGGCATTTCAGGTTTAGGAACAAAGAAGTTTTTAACTCCTTCTGTAAATCTTTGAACAATACGTTGTGGATTTTTATTTGCTACTTTTACAAAACAACCATCGGCACACGGAACTCTATTATCCATTGCTTTTCTAACAGGTGAACCTTTTGGCTCACTATTATAAAGTGCTTTAAGTTTTTCAACTAATTTAGTTTCTTCTGCTTTAGCAAATTTTTTTTGTTCTTTTACATTTATCCCAATCACATCTAAATCACCTTCGGTTGTTTTTTTAACTGTTGTATCAATAAACCCCGCACCTGGAGCTTTGAGAGCTTCTTGTCCATAAATATGAGAAAACTTTCCTGTTTTCTCATCCATTATAATTCCATTTAAATTTCTATTGCTTTTTTCAACTAAATCAGAAATTTCTTCATTAAAAGCATTTATTTTTAATTGATCTGCTTTGGGAATAACTTTTCCTTTGTACTTAGCTGCTATTTCATTTTGTTTTTTATAGATAGACTCTAATGCTTTTTCAAAAGGTTTAACCAACTCTTGATTAACCGTTCTCGTATCAAATCCTAAACTTTCTAAAGGATAATCTACCCCTAATTTCACTAATTGTTTTAAACTAGCTCTGTGCCCTAATTCAAACTTTCCTTTTTTAGAATAAAGTTTAGTAATGTCTCTTTCTGTAGTAGGTTTAGAAGTTTTTGTAATAAATTTTCTTCTCTCTTTTTGTTTAAATTTTTTATACGCTTTTCCTTCATAGGGAGGAGAAGGATATTCTAAGTTTAATCTCTTTTTATATTTTTCAGTTTGTAACGAAGCTTGTTTAAAAGTAATGCCGTGTTTTTTAGCGAGTTTAGATTTTGATAACACTCCAGCATCTTTAGCTGCTTGACTATTTAATGGATACTTAAATTGTTTTTCTAAATCCTTTATAAAAGCTTTTTGTGCTTCTGAACCTTCTGGAAAGGGATCAATACTTTCTAAATATTCTTTAGAAGCTCCAGTTCCAAACGCTCCTAAAGATTTATACCAAAGTGTTTTTCCTTGATTAGTTTTTTTAGGAAATTTATAAACCGAAGTTCTTTTTTCTTTTCCAATACGCTCAGCCACTATCGCCTCCTAGTGAACATCGTAGCGAGGCCAA